CGCTACAACCCGTTCGCCGTTTCCTACTCTACGGCCGCCGGCCTCGCATTTTGTGTGCTGGCCGTCCTCGTCACATCGACGTGAGGGTGTGATGAGCACCGAACGGCTGGCCCAACTGCGCGCAATGATCGCCGCCCGCACCGACAGCGACGGTAAGGCGAAGCTGGGCTACGGCGCGAACGTCTCCGCGGTGCGGCGCGAAATTGCGCGGCTGGAGGCCGCACAGAAGATCGAAGAACTGCTTGACAGTCCGCCGGCCGAGGCGCCATAGTCGCCGTCAAATGGTTCGGTATCCTGGGCAGGAGGCTTTCATGTTCATTTTTGGCGTCGTGGTCGGTGTCGTAGCGTTCGGCGTGACCAACTATTTCTTCCCCGCGACCGTCGATTCAGCCATCGCCTTCGTCGCCCGGCAGATCAAAAGGGTCGTGTGATGGGCGTCCATCTGTTCGTCCTCATGCTCGTGGTGTTCATGTCCGGCCAGGAGCCGCAGGTCTTGTCCAAGATCGCGCCCTCGCTTGAGGTATGCCGCGCTGCCGCTGCGCAGATTCAGGCCAAGCTAAAAGCCGAGCCCGATCCCAACGTGACTGCCGTTGCAATCGGCTGCGTGCCGGTGGACATGCAACTGCCGCCGGCCGAGCCCGTAACGGAAAAAGGGAGCATTTAACATGCAAGACCACGAACAAATCACGCTCCCCAACACGGATCATGCCATCGGCGATCCGTTCCAGATCGTCCGCGGCGGGCGCTATCAGGTGACGGTCCTTGCGACCTGGGGCGGCGGCAACATCACGTTTCAGAAGCTCGGACCGGACGGCACGACCTATCTGAACGTCGATTCCGCCTATTCGGCGAACGGCGGCGGCACCTACGATCTGCCACCGGGCACATACAAATTCGCTGTCGTCACGGCAACTGCCGTTCATGCGGACGTTTCGCGCATCGCGGAGGATTAGGTCGTGGGACAGGACATCAAACAGCTTGTCGAAGTCGGCCTTAAGGGCGACAAAGGTGATCAAGGAAATCCCGGAACAAATGGCGCTCCGGGTGCAACGACAACCGTTTACGATTTGCTGCTGTTTTTCGGCGGCGTTCTTGGTGCCAGCGAGAAGCTGGCGCGTATCGTAGCGGATCGCGCATTCACGCTGCCTGTGGACCTTGCTGGAAGTCAAGCCGCAATCGGCATTAACCCCGATTCGACGTTGACGCTGACTCTGCTCAAGAACGGCGCGAGCATCGGCACAGTTACATTTTCGACCATCGGCGCGCCGACAATCACGGTTGCCAGCAGCACGGCTTTTTCTGTGGGCGACGTTTTTGGAGTGGATGCACCTGCCAGCGCGGATGCGAGCGGCGCCGATATTTCTCTTGCCATTAAGGCAACAATCTGATGTCAATTTCGGCAACACATTGGCGGCTTTTCAGTGAGGTCATCAACGGCGACACTTACACGGGCGTTGACGACATTGAGTTTCATACGGAGATTGGCGGTGCGCAGGCGGCGGTCGGCGGCACAGTAATTGCGTCAGGCGTGGATGGGGCTTATGCCGCAGCTAACGCCTTTGATGGCGACAGCGCGACGCACTGGCAAGTCGGTGTAGATCACGACCAGTGGATCGGCTACATCTTTCCGAGCGCAGTTAAGGTCGTTGAGGTTGTTGTTCACGGCAGCATTTATCAAAATCAAACTCCAAAATGCTGGCGGCTCGAATACAGCACCGACGGCGGCACGACTTGGCAAGTTGCGTTCTATGTGACGGGCGGTTCGGCAGGGTACGCTTCCCATGAGGTGCGCACTTTTCAGTGGCCTATCGGTCTGACACGCAGTACCGCGCGCTATTGGGCGTTGTGGGGCTATGGAACGGAGTGGCCCGATGTTGGCATTCTGGAGTTTCGCACAACAGTCAGTGGTGCGACGGCTACAGGATCAGGAACGGCTTCCGCCAGCGACAACAACGGTGCTACCAATGTTCCCGCAAATGCCTTCGACGGCAACACGGCGACTCGCTGGCAGGGTGACTCCAGCAACTATCATTCGACGCATCATTACCTTGCCTATGATTTCGGCTCTGCGCAGTACGTTGCGGAGTGCGCAGTCGTGGCTACATCCAACGAGCCGGGCCGGGGCTTTGCATATGGCGCGGCGTTCTATTCGAGCGACGGCGCGGTTTGGTTGCTGGGTAGCGCGCTACAAACATTCGTGGCGTGGACGACAGGCGGACAGACGCAAGCTTTCGTTACGAGTGATGGCGAAACGGGTGCGGTAGGCGGGCGTCGGCGCAGGTTCGGCATATTTGCAGGGGGTTAAGACCATGTACGAGGCCATCGTAAAGCGACATCGGCCGCGAGGATGGCGCGTGTCCTTCACGAAGCGCAAGGATGAGGTCGCCAATGATCTGCGCAAGCACCCGGACAAAGCCCCGGATTTTGACGTTGCGTGCTCTTATCCAGAGCGCCGACTTTTCCACGTCCCGCACGTCGTTGATGCCTTCACCCTCCATATCACTCTCCACGAATTTGGGCATGTCCATCTTCGGCATTGGGATCGGGGTGAGAGCCTGCTGCACCGCGAGGAGTATGAGGCGGAACGCTGGGCCATCAACATTATGCGGATGGAAGGCGTGAAGGTGCCGCGCGAGACGATGCGCCGCGCGCGCGTCTATGTTCGCTGGTGCATCAAACACGATGAAGACGCAGGCCATCCGATTCACGGCCCGGCCCGGCGCTTCGTAGGCGGTTGAACCTGCTACAATATCGTGCTACATGTGATGTACTATGTCAGCGAAATGGTCGAATCTCCCCGTAGCCATGCCTAGCGGCGCCCTGTTGCCGCATATGTCAGCCAGGCTCAGAACCGAAACTATTGACGCCCTGTTTGTCGGCGCAGGTGGGTTTGAGCGCGCCCTGGCGTGGATCGAGAAGAACGATTCTAACTACGCCGAGTTTTTCAAGCTGTGGGCGAAGGGCGCCGTCCGCGCGACCAACGTAGAGCTTGGCGTGTCTGAGGGCGTGGAGGCTCTGCTGGAGAAGCTGGACGAACAGGATCGCGCCTCGCGCGCGACGGTCATCAACGGCCATGCGACGGAGGTTTATGATGCCTCTGCTGAATAGCATGAGCGACAAGGCGCGGCAGTACAACATCCTCGCCGAGATTCACGCCGGCCGTCCGCCGAAACAGGCCGCGGCTATCGCCTACGACGTACAGCGTCGCGCGGAAGCCCGGAAGCGGAAGCATTGACACCGGCCCGGCGCCTGCCGTAAGGTGCGTCGATTCTGCCAGGAGTGACGGCCGTGACCGACCAGACCATCCAAACATCGCGATTTGCGTTTCAACTGCTCGGCAATGACCAGGTGCTTGAGCCGAAGGACTACAACAACATTCTGCAAAAGGTGGACAGCAATTTGCCGGCCAATGTACTCGCATCGGCGGCGTTTACGGCAGGTGCCGGCGTGGCGGTCGCGACTCCCGCGCCGGCTGCCGTTCAGCGCGTCGTCCTCACTCTTACCGCCGCCGAAGTTGATGCTACGTTCGCGCACAAGTACGGCGGCTTGGACATCTTCACCTGGCCGAATACGAACATTCTGCTCGTCAACGCCAAGATGAACTTGGTGGCCACGAAGGACGGCGCACAGATCGAAGCGACCGATCAGCCGACGGTGGCCGTTGGCTCTGTCGTCGCTTCAAACACGACTCTCGCGACTACCATGATTGACACTGTGGGCGTCGTCACAACGGCGGCTACACTTGCCGCCGCGGTGCAGAAGAACGGCCCGGCAGCGCTCGCGCAGCGGTACATCGCGGCGGGCGCCAGCAACAAACTGTTCCTGAACATCGGCGCGACGGCTAACACGGGCGGCGGCGATGGTAACGTTAAGTTCGCGGGCACCATCACGCTCGATTTTGTGGACCTGGGCCTGTACAGTTGACAGGCTACACCATTTGGGATTTAGTGTAGCGGCACGGTGCTGTCTCCTCTGTGCAAGAAAGCTCCGCCGGCTGCGCCCTATCCCCCGTGGGTGCGATGAGCAGGACACCCCTCCAACTCCCGGCGGAGCCCCATTTTGAGTGACGATGATCTCAGAAAATTGGCCGAATTGCGCGCTGAAATGCCGCTTTTTGCGGCCAAATGTCTGAAAATTCGCGCAAAAGACGAGACAATTCAAGCCTTTGTGCTGAACGCGGCCCAGCTTGCCGCGCACACCATTTTGGAGGCACAAAAGGCCGAAAATGGCTGGATTCGTGCCCTAATCTTGAAAGGTCGCCAACAGGGCATTTCCACCTACATTTCCGCTCGGTATTACCACCGAAGCTCGATGCGCAAGGGTGTCAACGTGTTCATTCTAGCCCACGAACAGGGTGCTTCCGATACCCTTTTCGGCATGGTGGACCGCTACCAGCGCAACAATCCCATCGCGCCGCACGTAGGCGTCTCGAACGTCAAGGAATTGGTGTTCGACAAGCTCGATTCGAGCTATGCAGTCGCGACCGCGGGCGCCAAGGCGGTCGGCCGATCCAAGACCACATCCCTGTTCCACGGGTCGGAAGTGGCGTTTTGGGCGAACGCGCCCGACCATTTCGCGGCATCTGTGCAGACGGTGCCTCTTGCGGCGGGCACAGAGGTCATTCTTGAGAGCACGTCGGCAGGTGCAGGGGGAGAGTTCTACGAGCGCTGGCTGGACGCGGAAGCCGGCAGGGGCGACTATATCCCGGTTTTCTTGCCTTGGTGGTTGTCGAAGGAGTATGCCCGCGAGCCGGAGCCTGGCTTTTCCCTGATCGGCGAAGCCGACGAGGGTGAGATGTCGGAAACCGAGTATTCCGACACGTTCAAGCTGTCGCTGGCGCAGATGTGCTGGCGGCGCAACAAAATCATCGAATTGCGCAATCCGATCCTGTTCCAGCGCGAGTATCCGGCGACGCCTGCCGAGGCGTGGACGGCGCCCGCCGGCCATGAGCCGTTCATCGCGCCGTTGTGGGTGCTCCGCGCGCGCAAGCGCCACACGCCAGCCGTTGGCCCGCTCATTATCGGCGTGGACCCGGCGTCGAACGGTGGCGACCGCTTCTCTGTGGCTGCCCGCCGCGGGATGTGTGTCATGTGGGTGCGGCATCGTAGCAAGATCAACCACTTGGAAGGCGCGGCGTGGATTCGGTCGCTGATTGACGAGCTAAAGCCCGCGCGCGTGAACATCGACGCCGGCAACATTGGCGTGGATGTCATCACGGACCTCAAGAGCATCGGCCTGAAATATGTTGATCTCGTGCGCGGTGTGAACTTCGGCGGCACGTCGCAGGCAAAGCTGGCGCGGCCAAAGGTGCCCGGCCCGTACAACCGGCGCGCGGAGATGTGGGCGCGGCTGCGCGACTGGCTGATGACAGAGGAAGGTGCGCGGCTTCCTGACGATGGCGCGCTCCAGACGGACATCACGGCGCCGCGGCTTAAGCCGAGGTTGAACAACGATTATCTGCTCGAATCGAAAGTGGACATGAAGGCCCGCGGCGTGCGTTCTCCCGATCTCGCGGACGCCGTAGCGTTGACGTTTGCTTTCAACGAGTTCATTGCGGACTACACCGAGGAGCAACAGCCGCAGAATTTTGGTGATCTGGACAAGCCGGCAGAAGCAGCCTACAGTTCAGAGATTCTGAGCGGTCCAACTTCGTGGATGGGTTAAATGGCTGACGAAGCACACGATCAAGGCGACGAGCCTACCCAGGAAAAACCAGAGTTCGAGCTACCCGCTGGGTACGCGGACGAGACTGTTTTCCTGAGTGAGATGCGCCAGCTTTTCTACGATGACATTCAGTTCGACCAACTCAATCGCGAGGCGGCGTTGGAAGACCTGCGCTTTGCCGTCGGCGACCAGTGGGAAGATTCGGTGCGCCAGCGGCGCGAAGCGGCCCGCAAACCCGTCCTCACCATTAACCGGCTGCCTGCGTTCGTGTCGCAGATCGTCGGCAACCGCCGACTCAACGAAACCACCATCACTGTCTTGCCCGATAACGGTGGGACAGTCTCAACTGCGCGCGTCCGTGAAGGACTGATGCGCAATATCCAAAAAGTATCATATGCCGAAATGGCTTACGACAAGGCGCTCGAACAGCAGGTCATGTGCGGCATCGGCAATTTTCAGGTCGAACTCGACTACGAAAGCGACGATGTGTTCGAGCAGGTCATCAAGATCAGTCCGATTCCTGATCCGCTCGCGGTCGTGTGGGATCGGACGCTGGTGGACCCGACCGGCCGCGATGCCAAGCACGTTTTTGTCGTGGATACCATGACAAAAGATGACTTTGCCGCTGCTTATCCGTGGGCTACGGCGTCGGATGTGGCGGTCGATGTGTCGCTGCGCGGTGATCTCCGCATGAGCGGCTGGATTGCCATAGACGACGTGCGAATCGTGGCTTACTGGACCATCCGCACGCGCAAGCGGATGCTCGCGCTGATGAAGGACGGCGCGACGCGCGACATCACCGACGACGTGAAAGAGGAAGTGTTGCCGAACGTCATGCAGCGCGCCGATGGCTCGCCAATCATGCGTGAAGTGAACAAACGCTACGCCCAGCGGTATCTGTGCAGTGGGCAAGACATCCTCGAAGGGCCGTACAATCTGCCGATCCCGCGCGTGCCGGTGCTGCGCGTGCCGGGCTGGGAAGTCAATGTCGGCGAGTACAAACACCGCTGGGGTTTGATTCGGCATCTGAAAGACCCGCAACGCCTGCACAACTACTGGCGCAGCGTGATCGCCGAAAAGATCATGCAGACGCCGCGCGCGGTGTGGCTGGCGTCCAAATCGTCCGTCGCCGGCCGCGAGGCGCAGTTCCGCAATTCGCACTTGACCGACGATCCGTTGCTGATTTGGAATGACGATTCTGGCCAAAAGCCTGAACGTGTGCAGCCCGCTTCCGTGGAGAACGCGCTGCTTGGCGAGGCCGCGATTACGAGCCAGGACATCAAGGATGTGTCGAACATCCACGAGGCGAATCTTGGGATGCCGTCGAACGAGGTCAGTGGCGCTGCGATCATCGCACGCCAGCGCGTCAGCGACACGGGCACGATCCTATACCATGACAACCTTGCGCACGCCATTGAACAGGCAGGCGCCATCATCAACGAACTAATTCCCATTGCTTACGACACGCCGCGCATCATCAAAATTCTCGGACCCGACTCGAAGCAGGATATGGTGGCGATCAACCAGGTGGGCGACAAGGAAACCGACATTACGTCGGGTAAGTATTCCGTCACCGTCGTCACCGGCCCGAGCTTCCAGACCAAACGCATCGAGGCGGCTCAGAATATGATGAACTTGGCTAATGCGATGCCGCAGACGCTTGCTGTCAGCGCCGATCTGATCGTGGAAGCCCAGGATTGGCCGGGTGCCGCGAAGATTGCGAAGCGCATCCGTAAGTCGATGCCGCCGAGTCTGCTTGATCCCGAGGAGATGACGCCGGATATGCAGCAGGCGGCCAAAGCCGCGGCCGATCAGACGGCAGAGCAGAAGAAGATCACCGATACGGCCACGGCGCTGGACTTCACGCTTAAGCAGTCGGAAGCGGCCATGAACGCCGCGCGCGCACGCAAGGACATTGCGTCGGCCGATTCGATTCCCAATCGCGACCAAGCTCAAGCTGTCGATGTCGCGTCCCGCTCGGCAGACCGCGAACTGCGCGGCGGTTTGGAAGCTATCAAAGTGGCGCACACAGGAGGTTAGTTATGCCGACAGGCGATGGAGTACAGCAACGTCCGACTATCGAACAGGAAGTAGCCACATTCAAAGGCTTTTCCACAACCGACGGTCTGACATCCAACGGGAAACCGACGGCCGAGGAAACTGCCGCAGCGGCAGCCAACGAAGCCAGCGCGCAAGCTGAACAAGACGCCGAAGGGCACGACGACGACGAATCGCCCGAAGACAAGGCGGCGCGTGAAGCGAAAGAGGCTGCTGATGCGGCCGAGACGCTTGCCAACGAAACGCCCGAGGAGAAGGAAGCTCGCGAAGCGGCCGAGACGGAAGCGCGCGCCAACGAAACGCCCGAGGAGAAGGAAGCTCGCGAAGCGAAAGAGGCTGCCGATGCGACCGCGGCCAAGAAGGTTGCCAAGCCGACCGTCCAGCACCGCATCAACGATCTCACCAAGGCCCGCCGCACGGCCGAGCGACTGCTTGCCGAGGAGCGCGCCGCGCGCACGGCCGAGCGCCAGAGTTTCGAGCGTCGGCTGGAGACGCTGGAAGGCCGGCCCTTGACGGCTGCCAACGGAAAGGGTAAAGCTGACCCGAATGTGACGCCGAATCCCAAGGACTTTGAGTTCGGCGAACTCGACGCCGGCTATATCACGGCGCTCGCCCGTTTCGAGGCTCGTCAGGAACTTGCCGCGGAACGCCAGACCAACAAGACGAAGCAGCAGACCGAAGCTGATGCGCAACGTGTGCAGGAATTTCGGGAGAAGGTCGAGACCCTGACAGAAAAGGGTGCCGACAAGTACGAAGACTTCGATGAGGTTGTGAACCAAACTCGTAGTCTGCCTGCCTCGGACCCGGACTTTTGGCCGTTGTCCGCTGTAATGGGTGAGTTGATTCTGGACTCCGATGTGGGACCGGACATCGCTTACCACTTGGCGAGCCATCCGAAAGAAGCTCGTCAGATTTTCAGTCTGCCTCCCACAAAGCAGGCTGCCTACTTCGGTCGCCTTGAGGCGAAATTTTCGTCCACGTCGGACGCAACGCTTGCCGATCCAAAGAAAAAGCCGGCCGCGGGCCAGGCAGCTTTGAAGGTTGCAAGCGCAGCGACGAAGGCGCCCGCGCCGCCCGCTCAACGGGTTGCAGGGCAAGGTGCGAAAACAAATGCGTCGCCGGAGACCAAGAACTTTGCGGAGTTCGAGCGTTTGGCGGCAGCAAAGCGAAAGTAGGTAGTGTGCCATGACCAACGTGTTTCTCAATTCACAGGTGTATGCCAACACCATGCTCCTGTTGTTCAAAAACGCCCTCGTTATGGGGCGTTTGGTGGACGGGCAGTTCAAGGACCAGGTGACGGACGAAAACGGGTTGACCGTCAACGTCAAGCGTCCGCCTCGGTTCGTGGATACGAAGGACGGCACCGCCGCCCTCGTTGCGCAAGACCTGGTGACGGGCTCCATGCCGGTCGCGGTGAACCAGTACAGCAAGGTTCACATCTCGATTGGCGACATCGAGTACATTACCAGCTACAACTCGCTCATGCAGAATGAATCCATGAAGTCCGCCGCTTCGACGCTGGCGCATTCCGTGGATATGTATCTGGCGGGCTTCACCAAGAAGTTTCACTCGTGGA